GTTTATATCTTCTGACTTTATACTATATATTACTAGGCAATCTGAGAAGAATATGCCATAGTATAGAACATCAAATAAATCTTTCTTAATCTGTTGAAAGTTGCAATCCCAACTATAAAACTCACAAGTGTCGTAGTCAATGTCCCTATTTGCATCCTGAAATATAGCTTCTAGGATGGTGTCTTCTGTTACTTTGACTGTATCTTTCTTCTGTGCTCTACTGAACTTGCACTCTACTTTCTTTCCATCTATTATCAGATCATACGTGTTATCTGGAGAAGCTTCTGCATTAAATAACTTTTTAACTAATATCTCTGCTGCTGTTCCAAATCTTTTATAGCCAAGTTTGAATATGGCATCTTTAAGGTTACTCATATAATTTCTTCTTTAAACTGCGAACCTGTGAATAGGTGAGAGCACCTGCATCAAGCTCTTTGTTACCAAACTGGATAACACGGCAGTTTAACCCGAGAGTATCACACATTGTCTTAATTTTAGAGGCACCAGATTTACCTGCCTCATCATTATCAAAGAATACATCTATACTGTCAACGCCCTGCATTGAAAGTATACTTAATTTATCCTCATTTACATTCTTTACACCAAAGCAGCATACCGCATTAGTCAAGCCCTTATCATGAAGGTTAAGCATATCGTAGATACCTTCTACCAACATTATCGAACCCCGCTGCGGCTTTACCTTTGGATATAAAGGCATCTTAGCCCCGCGAGGACTATTTAGATACTTAGGAGTACCCATTGCGGTATGTCTACCAATAAAGGCAGCTATCTTACCTGTAGTATCCCTTATAGGAAATACTATACGGTTTATAAATTCTGGGTCAGTAGACTCGAAGGCTTCAAAGGTTGCATACGTTTCTTTGGAAATACCTCTCCACTCACCTGTATAATCTACAGCATTCTCGGGAAAAGACAAACCAATACTTTCCGCACGTTTCTCAGCAATTTTTTTCTTTAAAAGTTCTCTGCGTATTTGTAATTGATTTGCCTTTTCCCCAAAATGTGTAAATAGATTTCCCTTGTACTCACAAGAAAAACAGTTAAAGATACCAGTAACCTGATCTACCCTCATACTAGGGTTACGATCTGGGTGTTCAGGATTAAGGCAGCTAATCAAATAATCAGCACCTTTAGGTATGTATGGAATATCTTTACTTTGTAATAAATCGAGTACGTTCATTAACAGTCCGGGTCAAAGTCGTGCCATTCATCCATCTCTGAGGGTTCAAACGATTCGTCAACCCCGTTGAGCATAATTTCTACTACATTTTGAGCATACTCATAGTACTCGGCAGAATCCTGGTCAAAGTGAATGTAATACTTTGATAGTTTTGCTAGAGCAAGATCAGCTGTCTCGTACCTTTCGTTTTCAAGTGCAATCTGCAGTTGATCAAAAAGTAGGTCAATCTTTGGAACTATGCGGTTGTTCACTTCTTTCTCCAATTTAAAAAAAATCCTGTCACTCAAGAATACATATTATACTCAAAAATGACAGGATTGTCAAGAACTATTTTTGTCAAAGGTCATCAATAGTTTCGTCAGTCTTATGTGAACTATCTTCTCTCTCTTTCGGAGTCAGGGCAGTTTCCGGCCCGATCTTTAGAGTTTCCCAATCTACAGTAGATGAAAACGAACGCATACTGGCGGCACGCATTTTAACACAGTTAAAAGTCATGCAATTGTCCTCGTGATCCCAGGTTTCCAAGGCATAGGCCGCATCCGCTGCGTCCAAGATACCTTTGGCGAAACGAGCCTCACCAGTAGCGTCTGTTTGGTATGGAGAGAATACAGTGCATTCATACTCCTGTGCCATAGCTTTCAGTGCTTTACTAACTTCAATCTGTTCAGTCCAGTCGTACTGCCCGCCTCGTGCGGGAGCGGCAGAGCGTTTAACCTGGTTTATATAGTCTACAATAATCACACCTACGTCTAATGCTTTGACTTTCTTGTCAAGCGTTGCACGTATCTTAGCTAATGTAAGAGACGGATCGTAAACAACTTGTAACTGCTGAGTCGGGAGAAGCTCGCAGCTAGTAGTTAGTTTATCGTGAAACTTCTCAAAGTCTCTGTGTTCTTTGTATTCCATAAGACGCTCTTGCCCTTGCTGGAAGCGATTTGCCCACCAGCCAGCCACTTTTTCCCATTCGAGTACACTAAGATTTTTAGTGCGTAAACGAGAAAACGGCACACCAGTCGCTATTGCACAGCAACGCTGTAGAACAGAGCGGCTATCCATCTCAATAGTGAAATAAATAGCGGATCGACCGGATTCAACGACATTATTAGCAATGTTAGCACAAGTTAAGGATTTACCAGCACC